TATGTAGATCAAATGGAGTTTGATTTTGAAGACGATCTCAGCAGAGACTTTACTACTGACGAGCGTATCATGGCAGCATATATTCAAGATACAATTGATTTTGAAAATGGTACAATCATCTTTGGTGTTCGCTATGAAACGACAGAGTTCGAGTCTCAAGCATATAACCAAGATGGTGAGCTTGTATTTGCAGAGAATGATTACTCGTTCCTTGCACCTAACTTGACTGTAAAGTATTTCTTAACTGACAACCTTCAGGTCCGTGGTGCTCTTTGGCGTGGACTTTCTCGTCCAGGCTTTAAGGAAACTGCACCAAAGACTTCGGTAGATGTAGACACATCTGGTGATACTTCTGGATCAGTTGGTAACCCAGACCTACAACCTTATGAAGCAGACAACTTTGACATTTCGCTTGAGTACTACGGTGATGGAATGACATTTGCGTCGGTTGGTTTCTTTTATAAGAACATTGCAAATGCTATCTATCCTACTTACCAATTAAATGGTACATATAATGGTATCACATTTAATGATGGTGTAGAGACATGGATCAATGCTCAGGACTCAACTGTAAAAGGTGTTGAAGTTAACCTGCAATATGGTTGGGAAAATGGATTGTACGTCGCATTGAATGGTACTGTCACTGATAGTGAATCAGAGTTTAGCTTTGATAATGACCAATCATTCACTACTCCTTTCCGCAAGCTCGCAGATAATGCAGCTAACGTAAGTTTAGGATATGATGATGGCGCGCTTGACGTTCGTATTGCTGGTACATATCGAGGGAAGTATCTCGATTGGCTCGCAGACGAAGATGGTGATATTACGAATGTAAGCGACAACAACTCACGCTATGTTGCACCTCACATGCAAATTGATATCACTGCTAAGTATGCAGTCAGCGACACAGTAACTATTCGTATGGAAGCAATTAATATTAATGATCGTGAGGAATACTACTATTGGGGTAATGAGAATCAGTTATCGCAATTTGATAACTATGGTGCTTCATACGTCCTCGGAGTAGATTTCAGACTCTAAGTCTTCGCAGCAGTAGTCCATAAAAAAAGAAAGATCTTGCTCATCAGAGCCAGCGGCAGATTCCACCATAGTAGGGATCTGCCGCTTTTCCATTTCGTAAATAAATTTACGAGCTTCATAAGCACGCATCTCTCCTTGAGACTCAAACTCCCAAGTATCAATGTTTAGAGTATGAATATTGAATAGAGTAAAGTGATTAATCATCGTCGAGTTTAACTAACTCTTGATCGTCACCAAATCCACGGGTGCGAACATAACCCTGTTCAATTAAGTTTTCAATAGTAAGCTTAACCATTAGTTTTCTACTGTGCTCAATAGACATGCAATATCCTACAATCGTAAATACAATTGCAGTTATCCAATACATCCACAATTCCATGATTATTCTCCGTAACGATTAAGAACACGCTCAATAATTTTTTGAGTTGTGTCAAGCTTTGAAATTTCTAGCTCTAAATTGCGTTCTTCGGTTTCAAGCTCTTGTTCACCTACAAAGCCTTCATCAATTGCAAGCTGCATTAAGGTTCCTGATTTATCGAGTTCCCTTAAGCAAATTTCGAGTAAATCATCTTTATTGATATACCCTCCATTAGCATCAGATAATAGTTGTTCTACTATTTTCATGGCAGTTTCTCCTAGTTGGTTTACTATTTATTGCTAAGCATAATTTGGCACAAACCAATCAGGGTGTGTACCTTCATATCCTTGGTAACCTTGCCACCACGAGGGAGCAGGCCTGCCCCAGTCCCATTTAGCAAATGGCTTAGCGGCATGATAGTATTTTCGGTACGCGGCTACTGGATCACCGGGCACCTTACATTCCGGATAGTGACTCATTGCTTGCGCAAATTCAGTTAAGCCAATATCCGGTATATTTTTAGGAGCGTTTGCAAGAAGCTCGCCGAGCTTTTGAAACGTGGCATGCTTTTTGTTGCGACGGTATTCATACTCTTCCGCCATAGCAGCAAAATGCTTATAATGCCAATCATAGTTTGCTTTACTTTGAGCAGTCCATGTTGTACATGGATGGTATTTGTGGACTGCAAGATAATATAGTTCATCACGCTCATCATTGAACGTGTAGTAAGTTTGCATCGTTTTACCAGATTTACTAGGACGTTTTTCTGGTATACCGTCGAGCATACGGTGAACTGTCGAGAGCATTTGACCAGACTCGACAATCATCTTTGGTACATGCTTGTCACAAAGATTTTGAGCTGAAATTACTGGATCGAGATCAGTTACAAATATATTCATTGTACCCACACATGATGGTATTTTTGAGGATAGTTTTCGCAGGTGTAGTCAAACCGCTGATCATAATTAATTACTTTCACACACTCGCCAGTTGCATTAGACACATGAACATCAGGCATTCGCGTATTTACAGAAATAACCCAAGCAAAGCAATATATAGATGCAGCTAAAAATACTACCATTGCAACAAATTCAGTCAACGTTCTCAATGTTCAGCCCTTCTTTAAGTTCTTTAATATTAAGTAAATCATAACGAAGATCGTCAATCAGAGTAGCAATAATAGGATCAACTGCTTCATCACCGCCAAAGTCTTGTGTAAAGTTGATGCAAAGAATCGCTGCCCTAAGCGCTTTGATTTTTTCATCTAGGTTTTCAATATCAATCATGCGGCCTCTCCATAAAGCTCTTGGGCTTTGCGGGCTCGCCACTCTTCAACGATGGGCGACTCATGCTCTTCAACACGAGAGTTTTGAGTACCCATAGTGTCTTGCTCCCAGTAACGAGTAGCAACGACCTCGTTGTTGAGATTCAAAATTGCCTGCTCACAATGGAAAACACCATTCTCATACTGCATAAGCGTAGGCGCTTCGTAAAAGTCAACAAAATCAGCAATGTTGAAGTCAATTGCATCAACGATAGCGTGAGAAATGATGTACTCACGCTCGTAGTCATTGTCTGTCTCAATGGCACGCTCTGCGATATCCCACCACGTGCTCATAGCAATCTCATCAGCAGACGCAGAAACAATGTAGGTGGAACCACCCTTGGGCTTCCAATACTGAGGGCATTCTCCCTCACCGTCCCAATCATGAGCACCATAGTTCTCAAGGTATTGAGTGGTGAAGACTACACGAATTGACTTAGACATGATGATTTCCTTTCCCTATTTGATGGTACCATTCTATCAAAACAAATTGAACGTGTCAACTGTTTTTTTAGATTATTTTGTTATATGGTTATTACGAAACAGTAACTTCGAAAGCAATATTAATACGTTGCTTATCACTATTGTTTCTTAACACTTCATGGGCAAGCCAGCCTGGGAACAATATAAGCTCTCCATCTTTTGGCTGAAAGCTAACTCCTCTCATAAAAGGTGATATAGTATAACAGTTGTTGAGTAAGTTTGCAGGATTAGGGAATTGTAGTTTTCCCGTACCTTCACCTTGTACGTAATAAACACATGCAAAAGTAGCATTAGGATGACTATGTACAGCATTGATACTTCCAGGCTCGTTGACGTTTGTCCAGTATATCGAACTAATTCTTTTCTCCATGATAGAATTAGCAAACGCCGGATCCGCGCTTGTGTAATATTCAAGTGCTTGTTCTACTAGACCATGCAAACCTTCATGCAGCCAATCAATGTCTGGCAGTTCTATTGAGTTGCGCCAACAGTCAATGTTGCTATTGTTGACATTATTAGGAAGTTCATCGCGATACTGCAGTATCGTTTCCTTTAACTTTTCACGTTGATCATCAGTGCCCACCTGCTTATAAAACAGGTGGGATGAGAATAACTCAGTACGTTCATGCATCTTAAGCGGCCTTTAGAAGGCTCGGAGATACACTCCACATGTAACCGTTTGTGTCTACCTTAATAGTTTTGCGATTGATCTTCGTGATGGTACCAGTGACTCTAGCACCACGCTTGTCGTTGAAGTAGACTGAATCGCCCACTTGGAAAGAGCTACCAATTTCTGTTTGAATGGAACGCTGACGATCACGTACTAATGCGATAATAGTATTGATTTCTTCCATAGAAGCATTACGGATAAAGGTTGAAACGTTTTGGTCAATAAGCATAATCATTTCCTCAGTGGTTTATCAATTTACAGAACCATTCTATCAAAAGAATCTGAGGTTGTACACCATTTTGTGCACTTTTTTTAGATCATTTTGTTATAAGGATATAACTAAAATGCTACTTTCCAGCTTACACCAATAGAGTCGTTGTGGATAACTGCGCCCCATCTAGCAACATTACCACCCAGTAAAAGAGGATTTAATTCATCAGGTTTGTGGTATCCTACAGCAGCATAACCTATTGCCATAAACGCAGCGTTAACAAGGATTGATTTATCTCGGTGGGGATTAGAACCATAGATAAGCTTATTGCCTTCGGTATATCCGTTGCGAAGACCAACTCGAGTTTGTCTATGATCAATGTAAGAGCCTGCGACATATCCAATCGCAAGAGCTTTTTCTTTATCAGTCCACTCGTCGAAATGTCTAAACTCGGCCGAAGCGAGTGGACTGAATAAACTAGCTGTCGTCAGCCAGAGGGTTATCCAAAGCTTTTTGTAATGTGTCGCGGAGGTCTTCATCTAACTTCTCCATTTTATTATCAATGCGATCTTCTACCTCACGCATTGTATTACGGACATCCTTTTCCGATTCTCTGCTTAAGTCTGACACTTGTCTCAATCTTTCATCAATACTATCTTGTACAGCCTTCACTCTGTTGCTTGCCGACTCAGCTACCCTTTCAGTTCTTATGATGTCATCACGTAAACTGTTTTTGATATCTCTTGTGTAGTCTATCGCATCATTAAGCTTTGCTTCAATTGCTACGTTACGTGCTTCTACAGCTTCGATGTCGAGCACCTCGAGCTTTTCGCTCATCTCTTGAAATGCTTTGTATGACTCAAACGCTCCGTACAATGTGCCAAGTACGGTTGTTAATACCGCAAATGCAGCACCTATCGTCGTTGGAGTCATCGTAATACCAAAGATCTTCATTTTGGTATTTTTTAGGTTTTCGACCTCGTCTTCAAGATTTTCAGTCATTTCACCCAAATCTTTCGCCATTTTTAATTCCTCAATTTTCGAATTTCAGCTGGCGCAGCTGCTGTACCTCCTGTCTCAATTTAAGCACTTCAAGTCTTTTCTTTTCTAATTCAAGCTTATACAATTCAGTGCAATCCAAGCGCTTCTTTGGTGCACCGATTGGAATTGTAATCCTTGCATAAACACCTACATCTCTAACAAACTCGTCTTGAAAGGTATTATAGAACTCAGGATCTTGGTTAATCATAAATTGATTTGCGTATGGATCATTCTCATTTAAAATACCCACTACACCAAACTCAACATTTGTTGAAGAACCGATTGCTGCGGAACATTCAACATCCCCTGCTCTCACCCTATCAGACTGAAATGATCTTTGTGCTTGTGGAATAGCCATGTTGATGTTAGCTTGACTATAAGCAAGATTACACCAAGCCCCAAACACAAAAACAGTCACGATTCTAAATAATTTAATCATTTTAATTTTGAACATATTCTAGAAGATACAACTGTTGCAGTACCATTTCCAGCCAATAATTTAGATTTAGAACAAATATAGACAGCGGTGTCAATATCTTGTTCTCGTATGTACACATCGACTTCAGTAGTTTTAAGATAATCGACTCGAATTACTCTTTCATTAGTGGCAAATATTACACCATTCATATTTTCATCGAGCACTTGTATTTCGTAATACGAAACATCTCTACGACCATTAAACAACTTTAGTCTAGTACTATATATTCCCTCAACATAGGAGGGCTTTAACTCTGGATACGTCGGAGTCCACTGATGGGCAGTTGCCTGCCCACATAGTAGAACAGCGAGTATCGCTATCACAAATTTCATAATATAGCCTCAATGTTTAGATTGCAATGCACTCCGCTTGTACAATAGCGCGATATGTGCCTGCAGGCCAAGACTTCTGATATCCATATTCAGCAGTCGATTCAACTTTAAACCAAGTGCTACCTGCGTATGTCAATGCAACTTCAGTAACATTATCATATTCAATTTTATCTGTGTCGTAAGAAGACATTTGAGCGTCAGAAACTTCCTTTACAGATACTTCACCAGTCCATGTAACTGTGTCACTGAGCGAAGGGCTCTCGCTGAACGAGATAGGATGCGTGATATAAGCTTTGTAGTAGCTAGCTTGAACTACGTCATAGCGTACGACTGGCTCAACACCTGCATCCGCTGTTGCTGTGCTTAACTTATATGGAAGTGGGTTTCCATAGATACCCATTGTGTCGGTTGTTACTGTGCACTTAGATTCTACTGTTCCTACAAGAGGAGTGTCTACTGCCAATGCCAATGGACTTACAAGAGCGAGACCGAGTAAAATATTTTTGAACATGCTGTTCTCCTTATTTTCTATTATACTGTAATTCTACTAAATCATTGTGCAATTTATCTTGCGCGTAATTCACTCGGGCTGCCCTTGGATTAGTCGGCAGCTTCGCATCTTGTAACTCAACTGTTTCTCTATATTCTGTACTTGGTAATGCTACTAAGTACGATTGTGGTACATTTGCTAATGCTTCAAGTCCTGAGAAAAGTAATTGACTTGCTCCAGCTAAGGCTGTACCATTTTCAATACCTAAAAGTTGTTCTAAACGTTCATCTTCATCTTTTGCATCATTAGCAAATTTTTGTCTTTGCCTTTCTTCTTCGTCTTCATCATCCATCATTGCTTTACGATCGAGTTCACGCTGAATAAGATCATCATCTAATGGATCGACTACTTCGACTTCACCGGTTGGTATGTTAGGATCTATCCAACCTGGGCACGAAGGATCAGACTGCGGATTAAAGCATGGATCATATTTGTAAGCATAAGCAACAAATGGATCCTTAACTTCGCCTTCACCTTCTACTTCAATTGAACCTAAACCCCACAACTCTCGAGGAATATCCGCAACAGGTACCGCTTTATTAATAGTGTTGCCTGGGATGCCGGACCAATCATCTGTACTCCTGAAAATGTATCCTGGCCCTTGTGCATTTTCATTTTGCACGTGCACCAGCATATCATCTTCTGGATTCTTTTCCGTTCTATAACGATATATCACCGTACTTACGGACAATCCTGCTTGCTTGGGTAAAACATTTTCCATTACCCATTGCATAACAGCAGGATCGTTTACGGCATTGTTTGTAGTGCCGTATACTGTTTCGTTAGAGAAGGAGTAAGAGGAGCAAGCTAGCAACGCCAGCGCCACCGAGAAGTGTCTTATTTGAATCACTCATACCCTCCTTTTCTTGCTTATCAATTGGTTGAGATTCTGCATCAGCTTCCCAAGCAACTTTAGCTGCATCTCCAATTTGCCCATCATACGGACAAGGTGTGCCGGCCATCATCATGGCATCAAAGACTCGTTTGTCTTGGCACATAGTCGATACAGCAGCAACTTTCATTCCCATATCATAAAGAGTCTTTGAAAGTTTAAGCCTTTCGCAATTCTCGTCAGTTACTTGTGTTCCTGTCGAGATGCCTAAAATTTGAGTTTGAATCGCCCCTGCTACGCCGAATGTACATAAGTCCGAGTTCGATGTATTAATAGTCGGTGTTATTGCCGACGCTGGTGGCGACTTCAAAGTCGTCGTTGTTTTACCATTCGTGGTAACTGTACTATTACTCGTGGAATCAGTTCGAATAACATCATCCAACGGTGGTTGCTCATCTTGCGCAATTGCTACAGATGAAAGCATTAGTAAGGCTACCGCATATTTTCTCAAGTTCATAATCTCACCTAATAGTTTATAACTCAGTTCATTCCATAAACATTATATCCATGTGCTATTTATTTATAGCAAATTCTACAGATGGCCGATTTTTGACGGATCAACTGTCAAAAGCATGACACTGTCATAATATTGACAGTTTTGTTCAATTTATTATCCAACTCCTGGCGCTATATTACCAAATGTAGTTGTTAGGAATTCGTCGTCGTGTTGACTCTCATAAAACTCTTTAACAGCTTCGTACTTTTTCATAATACGATTTGGAGTAACGCCAGGATATTGTTTTTCAGTTTCCTCAATGGCTTTGCACACTTCACGCAATAAGCGCTTTTCAATAATTGGATACTCAATCGGATGTACTTTTTCCATACTTATGCCCATCTAAAAAATTATTTAAAACATCATCTCCGCGATCATTAATCCACTCGGTTCCACGGTGAATCCACGTAATGCAGAAATACCAAATTTCCCAAAGCACAACAGGGACGATTACTAAAGCAACCTTCCCTATGCGCAGCCAGTCCCATCCTTCAAAGAACTCTTTAATTTTGTCCATCACATCCCCCTATGTGTTATCGCCATCCCTATACTGTACATGGCTCTTATCGAACAACTTTGTGGAGGGTTTACGTTCCCAAGGCAAAGGAATAGTCTTACCTTGCTTTTCTTCTTCGACTATATGAACTGACAAATAAGCTATTAGTGCAAACATAAAAAAAGCAGCAATACTAAATAACATTTGTAAAATTTCAAACATGCTTGCAATTTCCTCTATAAATGAATCCTGGGCAAGAACATTTACCATCCAATATAGTATATATCTTACCGCTAGACCCAACAACGCGCTTTACATCAGGATGATACGTTTCGGTGCGCTCACCAATTTTTTTGAACTTACGACGAGCTTTACTAAAGTTCTTAAGAGGAGACTTAAACACTTTGTCGTTGAACTGGACTAAGTGGCCGGCGCTGTTTACATGATAGACACCATTTGGCACCTTATGACCTGCGCTACTCCAATCAGTAACTTCTTGTAAAATCTCAATCATCATATTCCTCTAGCTCTCGTTGGCGAATTGCTTCGATCAATTCCATAAGATTTTCTAGTTCAGCCTGATCACGCTCGGTGTCAAGCTCAATTTCAATTTTGATTTTCATTACCTTCTCCGCTGAATGTAGACGTCAACGCGGGCTGAATTAGACAACCCACCAATGACGTCTCCATTCCATGTATTATAGCTGATAGGATTACCAGTGCGAGGATGAAATGCTTTCTGAATGGCTTCTCGGCCCTTCAAGCAAACACGATAGCGTAGTGGGTAACCATTACGATCTACCGCTCCAGCTTCCGCAAGGCTTTTATTCATACCTTTTACGAGAGCTCGAATCTCTTCGACTTGCATCATATCAGAAGCACAGTTGGTGTATGCACTACCGATATAGGCATCCGAAACTCGCTTATTCATATTCACTTTTTGCATAATCAATATCCTTTAACAATTTACTCAGCTATTCTACACTAGTTCAAAGCAAATGTCAACTACTTTTTTCAATCTTTTTTGTAGAAATAACCACCTTCTTTAAAAAAGACAGATCGAGTAAGACCGCCAAAGTTATATGCAAATGCTAAGACAAGAACACTATAAGCAGCATACCTTGCGAAGTCTTTAGATCCACCCATCATCTCAGCAGCAAACAAGAAGCCATACGTTAGACCCACTAAGCCTGCCATGAATGTAAGCCCAACAACTAAATCTTTTACCTTTTCCATAATCATTTTCTCCTATAGATTAAAAAAGGAGGCAGCTTACGCTGCCTCTGCCATCTCGACTGCAAGGTCAAGGGCGTCAACTTTACGCTTAGCGTTTGAACCGAACCAAGCCGAGGTGGCTCGAGCATCAGCAGAACGACCAAGCTCGTGATCAGTCATATAAGTGACTGCGTTGTATGCATTCCACCAAGTACCACGAGCAAAGTCAGCACCTGGTTGAGTGTCTACAATTTCATAAGCACGTTCAGCGGTACGGCTGAGTTGCTTGTGTTCCTGAGCGGAAGTACCAAAGACCTTACCAAGGAAGAGCTTAAAGTCTTGATCAGTGTAACGCTTCTTACCAAGGAACTCAGCAGCTTCTTTGAACTGCTCAATTCGAGCGTGAGAAATACCAAGAGCAGTCTTAACCATTTCAGCGTCAAACTGATTGCGGTGAGAAACTCGTACCGCAGGCTGACCTTTTTCGGTAAGTGCCATGCTGAGAGTGTTGTTACATACCACTCGAGTCATAACAAACTTAACGTCAATAGAACGACCATAGACGTGAGGGTTAGAGAAAAGCAAGTAGCCTTTCACTTCATCACCACCGAAAAGTTCGAAACCATCACGAACATCAGCAGCAGCGAAAACAATTTGACCATCTTTCAATGAGCCGGCGGTATCCATAACCATATCACCAGCTTTAACGAAGTCAGTAAAGAAGTCAAACGCTTGTGAGTTTTGGCAAGGATTCCACTTACCACCTACATTAGTAAGAATCTTATTATCAGACTCACGAATAAGAGTTTGTTGCCCAGTAGGAACACGCTCACCATCGAGTTCGATAAAAGAATCTTCAAGGCGAACGGACCAGTCAAGACCAGCTGCTTTCATCATCTCAAACGGAGTCATATCGTCAGAAACAGGAGTACCAAGACCATGCCAAGGTACACCAGACGAAAGACGGTATGCCATTTGAGCTTCGCCGTTAACAATTTCAAGTTCATGTGCCATAACAAATTTTCCTCTTCAATTAATTTATACGTACTATTCTATCAAAACAAAGCGTAATTGTCAACTGTTTTTTTGATTTAATTTGAACTTTTTTTCGTTGCTGTTCTACCAAATGTTACGATCCCTAGCCAAACAGTAGCTCCCCACGTCTCAAGTGTGTATGGGATAGCTAAACCAAAAAGCGTGTTCAGCGACCAGATTGTAATGAAAGGGTAGACAGCAATGATGATCAATGCAGCGACAAAGATCAAAAGGTAGTTATTCATAGGTTACCTTCTTGCTCATCTTTAGCGTCGATCAAATCCATTTTTAACTCGTTGAGCAAAATAAAAGTTTCGTTAAGATCGACGTTAGGGTTAACTGACAGAACGCTATTCATACAACTTTCGGCTGTACGAATTGCATTCATCTTTTCATTAATTTTTTCAATCAACATATTTGCTTGCCTCCTTATCAACAACATCCATGGCTTCGCGAGCTTTCAACGGAAATGCTTGCGGGTTGTGCGTTAACATGTCACGGAGTTGAGCCCAGTTCATGTTTAGAAATTCCATTTCGGATTTTAAGATTTTAACTGCTGCATTGTAAGTCATTATGCTGCATCCTCCTCAACTGATACACAACGAAAGCCGATTGGCATAACTTCGTAGCAATCGCTGTTGCCATTGTCTACGTACATGATGTCACCGACCGAAGTTGATCGAGCACCGTACTTTTGACCTTCATAGAAAGTAAATTCACCAACGAACTCAACATTATCGTTAGAGTCACGGTTGTCTTCGATTTCGTCTTTAAGACTCCAAGAACCCATTACGTTGTTAGTCCAACGATAAGCGTAAGAAAGAGCTTCGGTAACGTCATCAGTAGGAGCTTCGACAATAGCAACTCGAGTCATAGAACCGTTGAAGCCAGTCTCAGTCATTTCGCGGTGGTAAACAGTAACTTTCATATTTTGATCCATTCCCTATTTGATGTAACCATTATACCAAATCAAATCGAACATGTACACCTTTTTTTGAAAAAAAATGCACTTTTTTTAGATCATTTTGTTATATGGTTATAACTTTTTTGAATAAGGGATGAAATCAGGCTTTACCTAGCTCTTGAGGGGTGGGTCTATTCCAGTTGTCTTCTAACATCTGGTAGCATCGACCACGGAGGGTGGGATCGGCCTTAGTAAGCACATCGAGCATATATTGCTTTTCATGTTTAAAGGCCGAATGGAAGAATTCAAGATTGTGTTTGAGTATGTTGTTACAATTAGAAATAAAGTCAGCACACTTGATAGTTTGGGATTCTGGAGGACCTAGTGCAAAGTGGTCTGCATCCATCTTTTTACGAAACTTACGGTTGCCGTCTGGCTTGGCGGACACATTAGTACAATAGTGAACATACATTCCTATCTTAGGTCCGAAGTTATTACATAGCTCGTCCATTGTAACATTACAGTCTTCTACTACATCGTGCAATAGTGCGGCTGCAATCATATCTGGTGTGTGATCATATTCTTCGAGTATTTTAGATACTTCTACCAAATGAACAACGTATGGTTCACCCGAGTATTTACGTCGCTGATTCCCATGTGCTTTGATGGCAAACATAAGAGCGTCGTTAATTAGTTTTTTCGAGTTCATATTAGTGTATTGTGTTTGAGGTTAGTTCGTCAAATAGACCGTCGATCATATCGTGAGTAAAGTCACCGTGGCCAGATTTGATTAGATCAATAGCTGTTGGATAATCTGTTTCTGATTCTACTGGAAGTATTTGCAACCCGCTGCGTTTTGATGGAGGGAATGCATTTGATATAAAATACTTTGCAGCTGCTTCGGTCTTAAAGGAGCATGAGGTAGTTAGACCAAAAGGATTTTGTGATGCGAAGCAAATATACACGCGACCATCACCGATGTCTTCTCCAAAGTCTTCACTATTATATGTACCTAAAAACACGCCCATGTGAGGATCAGCTATCACGTACCTTGTCTTTTTCATAAAGGTTTCTATATGCCTCCCTTACTGCTTTAAAGTGTTCGATATACTCTTCAGTGTCAATCACGAAGATCTGAGGCTCTGAATCGTCTACTCCTATTAGTACTACACCTTTTCGAATAGGAGTGCCTGTACGCTCTTCGAATGCCTTGGCATAAAAAGATACCTGCATAAAGTAGTTTTGGATCTTATCAGGACTTTTCGGTCTTCGAGATGTTTTAAAATCGATTACCGATAGCTCACCCTCGAACTCAGCAATACAGTCAACCTGACCTGCGGTCTGAAGTTCATTGCTATATAGAAAAGCTTCCTGGAACCATATATTATTTATCTTTTCATCAAGCAGTGGTTTCATTGTATTAAACATGTGAATATTAGCAGGCATGTGCTTTTTGTTATAATCGTCTTTGTTGTCGATGTAATCTTCACAAAGTTTATGGACTGCAGTACCGCGGTTAGCGGCTTGACGAGAAATGCGGTTTGCTTCTTCATCGCCTACCCGCTTACGCCATTCCATTAGTTCCTTTTTACCAAGGATGCCGAGGACGGTAGTAACAGACGGGTAAGCTTCACCGGTCGGCGTGAAATAGCGACGTCCTGCTTCTGTTGTTTTGCGAGTTAATGTTGGTAGATCAATTCCATGTTCAAAATGGGTAAACATAATATAGTCCTAAAAAGTGGCGTCCCTAGAGGGATTCGAACCCCCGTTACCGCCGTGAAAGGGCGATGTCCTAGGCCGACTAGACGATAGGGACGGAAAACGTTATTCTAACACAGTTAAAGTGAAATGTCAACTGTTCTTGAGTCTCCACTAAAATGAGCTCTAAATCTTTCAGCATCATTGGCATTTTCGAAAAAGAATGTGCAGTGTTGGTTGTCTTGGTTGATAGACATTTCCCAAACTCGCTCGTCAAAGTTTTCTTCCAACCAAGTGACGTGCTCGTCCGCGGACTCGCGTACGGGAACACGAAAACATTTATTCCTAAGCCAATTTAGCTTGTAATCATTTATCTGTTGTGTACTCATAGTAGAATCTCGTAGTCGTCGTCTAATTCAACGACAGTTGCTTTTGGGCCCCATAGTTCGGCATGCTCTCGAGCATCCCTTGCATTACTAAAAAGTTTGATTTGAAGTTTGAATTTAGTATCTCCCTCAGTTACAAAAAGCATATCACTTTCGTCATCATCAAACGGTATCTTCACTGCGTATTTTGACATTATTTATTAGGTAGCTGCCCCGAAGGGCAGCCACCCCTCCTATGTTATGCCGCTATGGCGCGAACATTTCCTTTAGATTCACATCTTTCCTTAGCTATTATATATTCCTTTACGAGGCCTGAGCGAACAATGTCCTCGACTCCGAAGTTAATCATTTCGAATGAAGGAATATTTTTAAGTACGTTGATGAATTGTGCTAGTCCCGAGATGTCGTTGCGGTTACGAGAACCAACCAAATCATCTTGACGGGTATCTCCACAGAAGATAATCTTTGAAGACTCGCCAACCCGAGTGATAATACTATCAAGTTCATGATAGGTCATACTCTGGCACTCATCGACTACTATGATCGAATTGTCAAACGTCAATCCTCTTACGAAAGATGAAGTCATAAACTTAACTTGGCGTTTTTGTTTGAGAATATCCCAAGCATCACCTCTACCAAAAAGATCATTTACGATATCCGTATATGGCACTGAATAGACTGCTTCCTTTTGTGCTTGAGAACCTGGCATAAATCCTTGTTCTCTCGTTTGTACCGCAGATCTGATAATTACAATTTGATCGTAACCATCATTAGATAAAATGTCTCTAAGTGCTAGATACATAGCACACATTGTTTTACCTGTTCCTGCAGTTCCTATTGCAGCAATATTTTTACCACTTTGATACTCGTAAAACATATCCTCCTGTGTTGGTGTGATTGGTTTAATTTGTCTCATACTAAATTTAGAATTCAATGTGACATTTTTCTCACGCTCTTGTCTACGCTTCTCTTTTGCAGTTAAGCGACGTTGTCTCGACATGTAAAACCTCCTTAATCAAGATCAAGGAATCTTGTATTAACTAAAAGTCGTTGATCTTGTTGTTTGAGTAAGCCTTGTTAGACTTAATGTTTTTTAGAACATCACGAAAACCTTGATCTGGCTTACGCAGACCAAGTCGCACCGGATCACCGATTCCCGGGGCTGAAGTTAATATCGAATCTATATGAGGGTTTTCTTCGAGGAATTTAAGTTTATCATCGTAAGACATACGACGATCGAATGTTTCTTGAGTGTTGTTATCTCTGAAAGAGTATGTTGGCATTAGAATCTCATTCCAATCTATATGGATTTATTTATATTAACCTACGATCAAATCGTAGATTTCTTTCCAGTTATTCACACAATTAGCAGCACCGTCTGTGTGAACATAATACGCATTATGTTCATGCGTCATCAGTATGCTATTTAGTCCGCAATCAATTCCAACGTCAGCGTTCTCGGGTTTATCTTCAACCCAGAAACATTCAGTATCTCGGTATTGTTCAAGCACTTCGTCTTTATCTGCACCAGTATCAAGGTAGATATAGCGTTCAAACACCGTTGAGCCAAACAGTTCTATTAGGTTTTTAGTGCGAAGGTGCTGTGCATACTCGTCTTTACTAAGTGAAGTAATAGCATGAAAAATGTACCCATGCTCTTCGTGTAATTTTTTTACATACTTAATCGAATCTCGTAGAGGAGGTAGTTTACGAATCCATGCAGACTCATTAAACATCCGTACTAGTTTTTTACCTTCTGCACGAGGAATGTCGTACCTTTCATCAATCGAATATGTATCAGTACGAACTTCTTGATAACCGTGCCGATGCATCCATTGACGAAATGAATATTTCCAATCAAGTAGTACACCATCACAATCTACTAAAATAACTTTATCTTTCATTAATAATCTCCGGAAAAGTCCTTAAAATTTCTAAACTTTTCATCACGTTTACCTTTACGGTTATTTCTTCGGCGCTTATCTTTTTGTCTCTCACGTTGACGATCTTCTTTGCGAAAGTCTTCCCAGTCATCCATGTGAGAATCGCGGATGTCCTTATATCGCTTAGCCATCTTTCTAAATGTTTCCTTGTGTTAGTTAAGAGGAGTTGTGAATAAATCAGGGAATGCTTCTTCTACCGTTTTAGCAGTAACGCCTTTAACAGCTTTATGTTGAAGCATATTGTGAGCTAACAGATCAGCATCATCATTATGCAAATCTTCGAGTAAAGAAATGAATAATGATTCTCGCTTGACTGGCTTAAGGTTGTCGTAACCTCCGCCCTTGTAGAAAATTTTAAGACGCCTTGCTTCTCTATAAAGCAATGTATGGGCGTCTGTGTGCTTATTCTTTTTCCAAGGAGGCGCTGAGTCGGGTAGTAGAAACTCGACTTCTTTATCGTAAATTAGCCTAAGAACAGTCCTTAAAGGAGCGGAATCATTCTTTCGTAAGAATTCAACTTTCTCAAGCTTCGATTTAAACTTAGCTGTCTCTGCTAGTATTTCAGAAATTGCTAGTCGTATTGCCATAATTAAAAATCCTGTATATCAGTAATTAAGTTCTTAAGTTTCTTTTTAACAAAGAAATTGAACAAATGTTCTCTACCAATATCCTTTTCATTGTTGTATTGTTCGAGTATTTGCTCTTTGTATTCTTCTGGAATCAAAGATAGGTCGATCATTCTCTTATTACGATTGTATCGCAATTTAGTTTCTTCATCCATATCTTCAGGTGATTGCAAAAAGTTTGCCATCCGCTTTTTAGTCATTGGCTTCTGTCTTTCACCAACCGCTAAACAGTTGTCGGGAGAAAGAATGTTAGGAATACCATCTCCTACATCACCTTTTAGTACATGCTCTCTCAGGTATTTATTTGGGTTGTCATTTCGAATCCACTTTTTCATAACCGGATTGTATTGATCGACATTAGCATATTGATGCAGCTGAATAAAGTCTTTGTCGCCAGATAGGATTAAGAATTTTTCAGATCCCATATTAAGATCAGTACCATACTCATGAATCACAGTAGCAATAATGTCGTCAGCCTCGCAGCGTTCTACACTAATGACTTTATAAGGAAAGAACTCTTCAATTTCAGCACGAATACGATGGATAGACTCGAAGAGTTTATTCCAATCGAGTTCAGATTCGTCTCGTGACTTTTTGCGATTTGCTTTGTAGTAGGGGAAATAGTCTCGTCTCCATACATCTTTATTATCAACGCATAGGACGATTTCACCATACTCGTCATGAAACTTTTTACGATTAAATCGAATTGAATTGAGGAACATGTGACGTAGAAGGTTTTCATCTACGTCCATGTCAGTGTGGTTACCGATGCCAGCGAATAAACTCGCCAGCATCACTTGGTTGTAGTCTACTAAAATAGCCATTGTTTAGTCCATTGTTAAATTGAGGTACCATTCTAACATACCTCAAATCAAATGTCAACTGTTTTGTGCTTTCAAAGCTTCATTAAACCGAGACAAAAGAGAAGTCCACATAGTCGCGAAAGATTGAATGTTGTTTCGTGCTAGGTTAAACCGGTCAGAGTAAGTAAATCCATTGAAGTAGTTTGGATCCTGCTGCATGGTCTGAAGTACCTGACGAGCCACAACAAAAGCATAGTTTGCGTGAACTTGTGGGTCCTCATTAAAGTCATACATTACAGTTGCATTACAACCAGTCTCTGGCAAAGCACCATAGTTCGGATGAATACAAATCATTTGACTCTTGATTGCTTCAATCAACGCAATACACGAAGTCTCTTTCCATACATTAGGATACAAGAAAATGTGTGAATTACTTAGCGCTTCAATAACTTCTTCATTAGGCTTAACACCATGATAAGTCATTTGAGGATGAGATTCAATGCGCTTAAATAAACCTTCATACGAAGCATTGCGCTGTTCCCAACCATAAATCTCAAATCCTGAATAGACGTCAAGATGGATGTTATCGAACTCGTTTGCTAGTGCCTCGAAAATAGGTACCAATAGTTCAAGGCCTCGATGAGGTGTCGTGTGATAAACAAATCGAATAGTTTCTAGACTCTTTTCTTGAGGCTGATAAACTTTTTCAACAGCATTACAAATCACAGTACACTTCGAGTATGGAATACCGAATCTCAGAATATACTGATCTCGCTGCCACGCAGAAACAAAGACAAAGTAATCAAATTTGTCCCAACCACCATCGGTCAAAATTTTGTTTTCTGGGTCTTCTGCGAGGTCGTGGCACCAAAGAATGTTTGGTACATCATCATATATTTCTCGTGGTCTCGATAAATGAATGGCTACATTCTCTAGCAAAGACTTGTCAACATTATCAAGAAGTCTTTGTCTCATCATTTCGGTGCCACCGCGAGAATTCTTACTCAGTTCAGACTCTACGACTTCACCTTTATAAATGCAACTCATAATTCTAGTTCTCCGTATTTTTTATGACTTTCACGTTCATTGTTAAAAATTTCTTCTAGGTTCATTTGACTACCTTTCTTTTCCCACCAGTCTTTAATAAACTCGTAAGAGTAGATAGCAGATTGAGCCTGTTTGTTGTAGTAGTATATATTTTTAGATCTAAAATCAAATACATTTTGATTGAATAAAGGGAATGAAACAACTATTCCAAATCCATGCATAACATTGTTTTCAAATGAAGGAGGTGATGCGAGCGGCATACGAATATGTATCGCTTTTTCTGTATCCCACCTATCAAAATAGTACTTGACCAATTTTTCAGCATACCATCTTTTTAAAACATAGCACTGAAGGCCATGATCCCATAGCTGTCTTCGCCTAGGAACCATAGCCGGATATTCGTTGTTAACGTCGTAAGGATATTCGAACACATTACACAGATGCAAAGCACCCCACTCATCACCACATCGATCAATGAACTCTTGTAAGGTAAAATTCCAGTGCTCGACTGCAGAAAAGTCTACGTCATCTTCGAAAAAGATTCCATAGGGCTCGTTTGTATTTTCTAGCCACCATTTAATGGTTAGTAGATGGGATGAAGTTACTCCCTTAGTAATCTCATTAATCAGATTACGATCACCTACGAATGGAACAGGAGCATTCTCATACCGGTCGTATGTATGAAAGTGAACGTTATTAATCCCGAGCTTTTCAAACTCTTGAGTTGTATATTCCTTTCGGTCAATACACTCTTTAAGATTGATCACGTTGGGGATCGGAATCCCTGCTAACTTTTTCGTCAAGGGTATATTCATTATTGATCTCATTATAAACTCTGTCTAGTACACCTCTAAATGAGTGAAGCGTTCCATTATTATGTATACGATACGTAGTGATGTCTAGTGACTCAGGAAGAATATATTCTCTGTCGATTAGTGTTTCACCGTTAATAGTCCACTCTCGAACGAGGTTTCCATTGAAGTATCGACGAGAATCATTTGAGTAATCGTGGCCTGCACGGGTAAGTTGTACGATAACGATATTTTCAGCGCCAACTCGCTCGATTAAAGGTTCGAGTTCTTCTACAAACCCACCATCAGCGATTGCATAATTGATTCCATCTTCGATTTCGCTCGCAACACACTCACCAAAGTATGATTTACCATGTTTGGGCTTAAGTATTTCTTCGGAAATATAGATCATAGCTTCACGGCGAGACAGACCATTGAGTATTTCGTGCGGCCTTTCTTTCTGCTCTCGATCATCATAACCTTCCATGAACCAACCAGCATTCACACCGAAATGCTCTATTGTTTCGCGGAATAGCTGATACTTAAAACTTAGATTACCAAAGCCAAAGTTCTCTTTAAAATAAGAAGCAGCTTCGTCTTTTCCCGAGCCAGGAGGCCCATTAAATATTACTATCATTTTCTTTTCCGTTTATAAATCCGAATTTTGCTATATAATATGCGTCTACAATATCAGAGACTGGATTCCAATTCTTGGAGTCTGGGGTATCTAAACTCGCAAATACATTAACACCTGTCTCTTCAACAAATGCCTCATACATAAGTTCTTTACTTGCGTTACCTTTATCCGTTGCAAACTTTTTAATCACAGTGGGTGGAACGGTATCTTGCTCAATACCGCACAACCATAATCTTTGTTTAAGGTATCCACCATTCTCAGCAATGTTGAATACTCGTCCAACAGCACCAAATGCGTAACCTTCTATAACTGCTTTAGTTACACCATTTACAAATATAATATCTAAAACCCAAGTAGAAAGATTTTCATAGCGTTGTTGATCACAGTTCCACTCAGGATATTCATATCCTACGAAAGGATACTTAGATACAATATTCTTTTTGCGAAAAAAGTGGAAGCTACAATTATCGTAGCTCCACGTATCACCACTATGTACACAGACTGCCGGGCTCGTTAAACTATAATCAACACCTGCAATATTCAAAACATATCTCCATAATCACTATAGAGATATTTATTACTCTTCTCGATAGAATATATGAGTGTCGATCTGAGTTACTTTTGTAAAACTTTTATTCCAAAATGGATCGACATAATCAGCATGATAATGAGTGGCGCCTTCAGTATAGTCATACGTTTCGGATGTTGTTACATATTCAGCGAGCTCATAGATTCGATTATACGATTCTACATCATTTGCTGTATCATCCATGCCATCGCAATACCAAGAGAATTGGCACTTGTCTCGAACCGGCCACTCGTTTCCTAACCAATTTACGTAAGTAGGACCTTGAGTTACAACACCACAAATCGTATTTGGAAACTTATCACTAATTACACGATTCAAAACGACATGCATAGTAGCAAGTTGACCAGCAACACTTTGAGATCGAGCCTCGTGATATGCGTTAATTGCCATACACTCGATCTCTTCAATAGGGATCAAGTCTTCTTCTACTACGAGAACAGGCTCATGAATGACTTCAACTTCTTGCTCTTGTGATACGTATACATCAAGCGGATCAATATAAAATAACCCAAAAATGAATACCAAAAGACCGGCCCATATCCAAGGATTGTGTTGATCAGGCATGATTAAGTCGCTTTACTAATATAAGCTTCGAGTAGTTCTTCACCATGTAATTTTTTGCCAAAGGTACGAATGTATTTACCATTTTGACGTCTTTCAACGTGGCCATCACCATAGCAAATGTCAGTGACAGATCCATTTTCAAAATCTATCGAAGATTCTTCGGTTTCATACCACATAGATTTTAGACTATGAACATGAAGATCGACGATGCTGTTAGCCCATTCTTCAGCAGCTAATCGTACTCGCTGCAACTCAACAACTGCATTAAACTGTGTCATTTTAAATCCCAACTAATTTCAATACGTGTTTCGCCGGTTTCATCCCACCAATACTTGCATCCACACTCTTCAATGATTGGAAGGATTGCTTTGAGATTTTTAACTCCTTCATCGTCACCGGCAAAGCAAAAAAGAGAATCACCTTGTTGTTCAGGCGAATTGCAAACGAAACCAGGCGCAGATGTATCGAACTCGCTAGTGTTTAAGTTAGAGTAACCCATGCCTGTACCATTACACTCTGGGCAATCATCACCATTGTCATCGTATCCTTCACCTTCACAGAACTCGCACTCTTCTTCGTCTTCATCGTAGTATTCGCAATCTTGACTATGATTGAAAAGTACTTTACTGAGATCAACTTCTTGGTCTTTGAAAGGACCTTCTTCATGCTTATCAGGAACATCGTCCCAAGCACAAGTTTGGCAGCAGTAATGATTCCATCCTACGTACCAGCCTTCCTCTCTCAAGCGCTCTTGTAATTTTCTGAATCCATTCATTTAAAACTCCAAGCTCATTTGATTGTGCGAAAGATTTTTAGGAAACAACATTTTCATCATGTTGCTGTTGATGTAGTGACCACGACCATTTTCTGTACGGATCATATAGTAGTCAGCATTACGACGAGGATCACCAGTAGGAATGTCTCGGTTGATGTAAGCTACATATCCTACATGCTTGCCTTCACCACTGGTCCACTCAATCTTGTCACCAACATCAGCGAAGTCACAATTCTTTTTCCAATTGTCATCTTGACGAATAGTCAAAGCACTTGGGTTAGGATAAGTGCGACGAACGGTTTCAGCCATTTTCTCATTAGCAAAAGGACCAGCAGTACGATAATTTCTACTAAACAAAAAATACATATTCAATCTCCATTAATTTATGGTACTATTCTATCAAAACAAATTGAAAGTGTCAACTGTTTTTTTAGATTATTTTTGAATAACCATAGAACTAAAGTGAATAAGGATTAGTTGCGT